CGGGACCACTTCATTTTTTAACAGGCTAACGAATGTAGTGGTCCCGCTTTCACCGGCGATAATTGGTGGTTGTTTAGGATTTTCCACAACTGTGATATCTACATTAGAAAAATGTCTGTCAACGAATAGAGCAGTTAGCCACCCTGCTGTGCCTCCTCCTAAGATAACAGCTTTAGAATTTATATTGGATTTCACTGTGTCTTTCCTTTAATCGATTGAGTGCCTGTCTATGAGAAAATACTTCAACATCTTTAATTTCAATTTCTTTGGCATATTCTATATTTTCTACGGATAGGTTAGTGTATCGTTGCATATGCTGATCATATTTTTCTTTAATCGATTGATGATCAAACATTCTTAACCCATGCATAACCTGTGCATAATTTAAATGACTGAACAGTATTAGTGGTGTATTAAAATAAAATACATTAGGGAATGATTTTTTAAAATAGTCTAAATATTCTCTATTGAAATCAGTTTTAATGATTTCGTTCTTACACCAACGCCAGAACTCTGTGTCATTGCGTTCAGTGAAATAATGCAGTTGTATAAAGTCCACTATATTCGATGCTATCACTGACATCTGATCATTATATTTTTTAGCAGTAAATTCCTCACCTTTGCTATAAAAAAATAATGCAGGAGTCATTAGAAAACATTGTTGAATGGTAGTTCCTATACTACTGGCTTCTAATGGTTCTACAAATATTCCGCTGAGGCCAATTTGAATGCAATTTTTAATCCAAAATTCTTTGACATAGCCAGCACCGAATTTTACTTTACGACCGATTTTAAGTTCGTCTTTAATATTCAGATTATTTTTATAATGTTGACTAACTTCGTCGTAGGCTTTGGTCTCATCTATGAAATGATCACAGAACACATAACCATTTCCATATCTTTCCTGTGTAGGAATTCTCCATACCCAGCCACTGCCTAATGCTGTGGCTTCTGTATAACTAGGAATATCTTCAGTATATCCTGTGGGAAATGCGATAGCAGAATTCATCGGTAATTGTTTTGTGCAATCAATCCACTGTGTTTTTAATGCATTTCCAATAATTCTTCTAAATCCGCTGCAATCAATATAAAAATCGTAAGCATGGATATTATTCTGTTTATCTTTTAACTCTTTTACATGACCGTGATCGTCTAAAATCACTTGTTCTATTTCTGTATCAACAAAATCGATATTTCTTTCTCGACATTTTTTGTGTAAAAAATCGTTGAGTTTAAAAGTGTCAAAATGATACTGTGCTAAAATGTCATGTAAAGGTTCCACGTGATGACTAGTCTGGCTCAATGCCCAAGAAGTATCTTTTGGAGGAATATTTTCACCAGCCATATAGATCCAAGTGACTGGCAATCCGCTTTCTTTAGAGTGAAATCCGAATTGTTCGCTAAGGCTATGAAAGTAGTTTGAGCCGTCGCCGTGCCAATTGGTAAATTTAATACCTATCTTGTAGGTGGCTCCGCACTCTCTTACAAGTTCTGGAACAGAAATTCCTACATGATCGATAAATTTTTTCCAGTGTTCTGTAGATCCTTCCCCAACTCCTATGATTCCTATTTGACTAGATTCTATAACTGTGATTTTTAATTCTGGCCAGGCATGGCGAGACATCAAAGCTGCTATTAAACCACTAGTGCCGCCACCTACTATACACAATGAATCGATCATAATTTGTATCCTAACTCTATCTTACTCATTTTTTTAACAAGATTTACAGCTTCTCTACAGGTCATCCAGCCTGCAGTAGGCTGTTGTTCTATTTGTGATACCATACGCTCGTCGTCTGCTCTAAAATGTGCATATCGCTGATCATATAACTTCTTGATGCTAGCAGTATCAAACATTCTTAGTCCGTGCATGACCTGTATCCAGTTTAGACAATCATAAATTCTAAAATTGCTCATTAGACCGTCTTCTGGTAGCAGAGTCTGATTGACAAAATTCTTTTTAAAATTTTCTAAATTTTCTTTGTTGAAATCGGTCATAGTTATTTCGTTTTTACACCAACGCCAGAACTCTGTGTCATTGCGTTCAGTAAAATAATGCAGTTGTATAAAATCAAGGATATTATACATCATATCATCAACTAATCTATTGTATTCTTTGATAGTGCCAGTGTCTGACCTGCTCCAGTTCCAAATAGATCCTGTTAACATCTGTAATTGTTTGATAGTTGTAGAAATACTAGATGCTTCTAGTGGTTCTACAAAGTTACTGCTGAGTCCTATACTGACACAGTTCTTAATCCACGCACGATTTACTTTACCCGACACATAGTTAATCTTACGACCTACATGTATAGTATCTTTAAAATGTTTTTGTATTTCATCTAGGGCTTGTTGTTCTGTGATAAAGTTGTCACTGAACACGTAACCGTTGCCAAATCTATCCTGCACAGGACTGCGCCAGTGCCAACCTGCATCCATTGCCTTGGCTAGCGTATATGGCGGAATCTTTTCTTCGTAGGCCGTTTGAAAAGCGATAGCGGAATTTAACGGAAGATACTTCGTCCAATCAACCCACTCAGCTCCTAACTTAGATGCTACAACTCTTTTGAATCCACTGCTGTCAATGAAAAAATCTGCAGAATATCGCTGCCCTTGATCATCAACAATGGCGTCAACAAATCCCTCAGAGTCTAAAATTGGTCCTACTATTTCAGCATCTATGATTTCTATTGCCAACGAACGACATTTCTTTTCTAAGAAAGCATTTAGTTTTTCACTGTCAAAGTGAAATTGATAATAGTCAGTAAGCGGCTCACGAACATAGCCCTGCATAGGGAGGTCCCAATGTAGTTTATCGCTAGGAACACTGTTGGCTATCATGCCCATCATAGTGTAAGGAGCACCAGAATAACGGTCCATCCATATTAGAAATTCTGGCAGACTGTGAAAATAACTGGTGCCGTCGCCGTGCCAGTTTTCAAATTTGATTCCTATCTTGATAGTGGCACCGCATTCGTTAATAAGGTCTACGATACTGATACCAACTGCCTGTGCAAATCTAGTCCAGTGTTCTGTAGATCCTTCTCCGACCCCAATAGTGCCTATCTTTTTAGATTTTATCAGTTTTATCTTTAATTTAGGCAGTGCAGTTTTTAAATATAATGCTGCCATCAATCCAGCATTGCCCCCACCTAATACTATAACATCATTAATCATTTATAATCCTTAGAGTCGTTTTAGAATCTGTAGCCAAGTTATGATTGATTTTTCCGTTAGGCAGACAATTGAAACTGATAATGTATCTGTGGGTATCACCGTAGTGGGGCAAACTGCTGTGATACATCCAACTAGGAAATATTACTAGTTTTCCCGGCTCTGCATTAGAATTATAGAAAGGATGATAATCGAACCTTAACACTTCTAACTGCGCCTGCGTCCTATGTATTACAGGATCTTCAAACACTGTGGGAGATCCATTTGACAAATAATATACAGCACTGAGTAGACTCATCGAATGCCTATGGACATTTTGATACATTGCATAATCAGATAATGCCACATTAAACCAACTGTTAGTAATCTCTAAACTATCACAATCATATTTCATATATGATTTTACTGATTCTAAACACTGATCAAACCAAGAAAACAATTCTTTAAATTCGTCGTGCTTTCGTAGATCCACTAACATACTTAATGTAGAAGTTTTTTTAATTTCTAAATTATCAAGACTGTCTAGATAAGAAATCAATTTCCGATTATTGACAGTATCATTTTTAAAAACAAACAGTTCGGTAGGAAATAAGTTTAGAACTTCCATCAAAATTCTACCCACCCAGTTAATAGATACTTTTCTCCGCTCAACGGGGGATTTCCTCTATGAGCATGTGTAAATCCTGCTGGCCAAATCACTAGATTTCCTTGTATAGCAGGAATCCTAATTCCCTGATATAAAAATTCGGTTTCTCCGCCTTCTTCTATGGTGTTAAGATACAGTCCCCAAGCGCAGATGCGGCCTGCACGTTCTAGACTATCTGATTCAAAATGCCAGATATGATACCCTTGCCCGGGTAGGGTTTTTTGTAGTTTCATCATACGCACTTGATGCTTGCTGGCTTCGGTTAACACGCTATAGTGATCCATATATTGATTATAGCAGTTCCAAAAGCGTTCCATGAAATGTGTGATAAAGCTAGTATCGGGTGTGAATCTTAGGCTCTGTTGCTCTAAAACAAAAACAGCTTTATCATTTTTCTTATGGCCAGGGGCATCACCGATCTGCATCCTGCTATAACTTAGGTTTAGGCCCGCCATATTTTCGTAATGATCGATTAAAACTTGGCATTCTTTTTCGGTCATTATACCTTCAAACACAGCGATGTCTTTATTTAAATTCATGTTTACAGTATCCTCTAGGGTATTTATGTGTGTAGTTTATCAGCATTTTTAAAGAAGAACACCGTTTTTAACTCCGCGATAAATACACTATCATAATGGATTTTAAATATGGCGACAGATCGTAACCCCATTCTAGACAGCGTAAGAATAATACCCAGAGAGCAGGAATTTCTAAACAGAAAGGTAGGCTCTCGTGGTGAGATCTTTTACGACCGTGAAGACAATGCTCTAAGACTTTTTGACGGAGTTGAGCCAGGAGGTTTCGCCCTTTTAAGAGCAGATTTAACCAATGTCGAGGGCGTAATCGGCGCCCAACCCAGTGCTACAGTTCCACCTATTGCACAAATTGGAGCTATGTGGTTTAATACCGCTAACGGTAGATTATTTGTTTATTATAACGACGGCAACAGCAATCAGTGGGTTCAACCTACCTCAAGTTTTTACGATCAGCAAGGAACTCCTGCTGCATTGGCATTTCCCGGAACTCCAACTGTTGGACAAACAGTTACCAACGGTGTAGATACTTGGGAATGGTCTGGCACATATTGGGGTATTAAGAATCAAACTACTCTAAGTCTTACAGGACTTACCGTTTCTAATATCATTGACGGTCAGGTAGACGACATTACAAATCATCAGTTATCTGATTTAAGCGACGTTGGCGCTACGGCAGGTGCCGCCAACGGAGATGTTTTAGCCTATAACACAGCACAGCAACAATGGTTACCTATAACTTTATCGTCAACATTTAATGGCGGAACGATTAGTAATCCACTATTTGTTAATAATAACACAGCCAGCACATCTACAGTCACAGGAGCTATAAGAGTAACAGGTGGAGTAGGAATCGGTGATGCACTGTTCGTTGGAACTAGTATAAACGCCAGGTTTCGAGGTGAATTAAGATTATGGGACAATGATAATACACAATATCTATCTCTCAGAGCTCCAACTAATGTTACATCAAATGTAACATGGACATTACCGGCGTCCGACGGAACGATAGGACAAGTGTTAACAACCAATGGTAGCGGCACATTAAGTTGGGCTACAGTAACCGGTGGAGGAGGTGGAGGAGCATCAAACCCTCCAGGCGGCGCCGACGGAAATATTCAGTTTAATAATAATGGCGTATTTGGCGGCACAGCTAATCTAGTATGGGATAATGCTACAGATACATTAGGAACATTTGAATTATACGTAAATTCGACAACAACCAGCACATCACCTACAACAGGAGCAGTCATTATTGACGGCGGTGTAGGTATTGGCGGAAGATTAAATGTCGGGGCACAAACAAAAATTACCGATAGCACCGCTTCAACATCAACAACTACCGGAGCCTTTGTAGTAACTGGAGGAGCTGCCGTGGGAGGCAGTGTCCACGTCGGCGGGAATGTAAATATAGCAACAAGCCCAACAGATCCATATCATGCAGCAAACAAATCTTATGTCGATGCCAAAGCATTGGCATTTTCAATGGCGTTCGGAGTTTGAGGAAAATTAAATGGCAAAAAAATTAGTTAAAAATTATGTTTTTACACCTGGTAGAGGTTTAACCTATAATGCTTACCCGGATGCATGGCAAGCGATACACAACAACAGAGATTTTATTCTCAGCGAAATCACAGCTTTTAATACCAATCAGGTTGCCGACGCTACAAAATGTTCTAGAGATCTAGGATACATCATCGATGCATCTGTATTTGATATGGCGTTAGGAACAAATTATAATGCTATTTTCCAAGGTCTAGCAGAATATAATTCCGATTATATTTCCGGAACAGTTATTAGAACTATACAGAGAACAAGAGATCAAATGTTGGGTAGGGCAGGCATAACCGGTGTTGCTACTCCGACTACAAGACTAACAAATTATTACAACGAGATTGTAGATATTGCACAAAACGGTAGAGGTGCTGCCGATTCATATACTTTTACCAATCCAACCCTAGGTGTAACAACAAGCCAAATTGCGGCTAAAGATAAACTTGTAGCCAACGCTAATTTTATTGCTGCTGAAATTAATGCATGGGTAGCTGTTAATTATCCAGGAGCAGATCATGATCCTGCAAAGTGTTCTCGAGATGTTAAGTATGCAGTATATTCTTTTGCCTATGACATTTTATATGGTGGTAACTCTGCTACCTACGACAATGCAAGATTTTTCTTTTATTTTGATCCAGCATTAAATCCTGGTATTGATCCTACACACAAAGCACAAACAGTATCAGCATATGATTATCTAGCACAGATTTTAAGTCAAATCGTGCAAGGGACATCAATCACTAAAAGTGCAGGTAATGCTCTAACTCAAGTAACATCAGGAAACAACGCAGGATCTACAGATGCTACTGCCGTCTACAATCTAGCTATCGTTATCAAAGATGTGATTAATAATGGCACAAGCTCTTTACCTGCGACTAGAACTACTCCTAACTTAGCTTCGCTTGGCATATCTGCAGAACTTACCACAGCCGTTACAGCTATAGGAAATGCTAAGGCGGCAGTTATTGCTTCTGTAAACGGATTCGCTGGTTACGTTTTTGACACTGCAAAATGTAGAAGAGACAGCGGATATGTTATCGACGCATTGTTGAGCGATCTCAGATACGGTGGTAATGAAGAAATTCGTCGAGTATCTTCTAAATATTGGGATGGTGAAACTCCTCAAATTGATGGATCTCGTTTACCAGAGTATGAAACCTATTTGTTTGTTACAGATTTAATCAATGACTTTATTATTGACAATCTACCAGTCGAAGATCTACAACAAACAGAAGAACCTCAAGACATCGACGGATCATTGAACGGTGAAGCTGCTGCGAAAACTAGGGTCACTGCACTATTAGCTACAGTAGTTGATGTTATTACCAATGGATTAACTGTATTGCCTGCTGAAAGTGTTCAACTAGCTCGAATCGCTATCTTAGGTAAAATTGAATTAGAAGATCTATTGTTGATCAGTAATGTTACAACCAACACGGTGATGTATAACTTTGCAGATCCAGAAAAAGGCGGAACAGTTTACTTCATTGACGAAAATACCACAGACTATCCACAGGCTATTACTACCAGCAACGGTGTTACTTATATTAGAGTAAAGACCGATTGCTATTCTATGACTTCGTCTGATGCTATTCAGATTTTCTTAGAAAATACAGAATTAAGAGTTCGTCCATACGACTTTGGCACTGATGCTATCGAACGTATGCGTGTAGCACAACCACAGGCCATGCTTGACGCTGACTTTGAATATGGTCTACAGCCAACTAAGTGGCAGGCCATCGGTATGCAGCGTGGTTATCCTGCTACCTATGAAGTATCAGCTACAGATGTATCAGTTATTAACGTTACTACAGATGCATCAACTGGAACTAGTGGAGTTGGTAGTTCGTTGATCACAGTTACAACTAACGGAGCACACGGATTTACAGCAGGAACCCCGATCACTATTAGAGCTCTAGCAGCATCTATCACAGGATTTAACCGTGCAGAAGGCACATTCTTGATCTATGATGTTCCTTCTACTTCATCATTCAGATACTATGCTAAAGCTAAAGTAGGAACCAGCAACGGTCAAGTGTTAGCGACTACTACTACGCAGCTTAGACAAGCGGCTTTCTATACCGGAGCAGCCGTAGGAACTCCTACATTCACTGTGGCTTCAAACGGATCTAGCGGATCTTTCTTATCAACATTAAGGACAGAAACCGGACAGAACACTATAGCGTTCACCGGAACTAGACCTCCAATAGGAGCTCCGTTAAGCGGCTCAGGAATAAATGCCGGCACACAGGTAGCTGGTGTGTTTGGACCAACTAACTCAGACGGTATTGTTGACTACAAATATGTAAAAACTACATATGCACCGGGAGCTACATCGATAACACTAGTAGATGCTAACGAATTAAGTGCTGGTATGGCTGTAGGTAACGAAGCTACTCCAAATATCCTTAGAGAAGTATCGGCTATCGTTGGAACAACGTTAACATTAAATGGTGCGGTGACCGTTGGCCACAAAGGAGACGAAAATATCTATACAGGATCTGCTACTGCTCTAGCAGGAACAGGCACAGGTTGCCAACTGAATATCGGCGTCACCGGCGGAGGGTATAATTTAAATGGTATTGCCGCAGCAGGCACAGGTTATGCCCGCGGTGATACCCTTAGAATCCTAGGAGATCTACTAGGTGGAACAACGCCAGATAACGATCTATACCTTAATGTTGATTCTATCGGAGCAGGTGGTTCTGTGGCTTCTGCTACAATCGTGGAAGGCACAGGCGTGGGAACAGCTACTTATACTTCGATTGGGACTGGAAATAGTGGTTCTAGAGGAACAGGAGCTGTATGGACCATAACCAGAGCCAATGGTGTTTATACAGTAACCAGCTATGGGTCAAATCCAACCAGCAACTATTACTTTGGAAATAGATTCCGTGTAACAGGCAGCAATTTCGAAGGCACCGACAGTGTCAACGACTGCACATTTACCTGTATACATCCTGTAGGTGGAACTCTTACACAGTTACCAACAGCTTCTGGAACTGTGCAGAGAGGCGATCAAATTCCAGTGTATGCTACGATCACCCTTTCTGAAGGAA